ATTTTAAAAGTAGACCAGCTTAAAGATTCAGGAGGCAATGCAATTATTACCTCAAACGGTTCTGGTACATTTACTAGCAGCTTACCTAATACTGGAATTACAATGGCAGACCAATGGAGATTAACTGCAACTACAAATGATGGTTCAAATGCAGATATAACGTCTAATTGGGAAAGAGTAGATACTGCTGGAGCTGGTTTTATAGGTTCTGCCATGACAGAATCATCAGGAGTTTTTACTTTTCCATCAACAGGTATGTACATGGTAGCAGCTAGTTGGTACGTTATATCATCAAGTGATGGTTCTGCTAATATTATAACACAAGTTACTCAAAATAATTCTTCTTATGTAGACGCATGTCTTGGAAATGCGCATAGTTCTGGAAACTCAACTAATCCATCCAATTATATTGTAGATGTAACAGACACTTCAAATGTTAAAGTTAAATTTAAAACTAATAGTTTTGCTAGTGGAACTTCACTTTATGGAGAAACAGCTACAACTTATACTGGGGTTTGGTTTATTAGATTAGGAGACACATAAAATGAATAGAGATTATTTACAAGAAGCATTACAAACATTTAACGATACTAATGGAGTTAATTGGTATGGTTGGAAAACACATGATGATGATGGAAATAAAATTCCTAACTCTGATCGTATGCAATACCAATATATTAAAATTATTAAAGATGGTGCAACTATGCCAACAGAGGCAGAAGTAAATGCAAAGATACAAGAATTAAAAGACGCTGAACAAACAGCAATAGATAAAAAAGCCTCTGGTAAACA